GCTATGGCAGATGATGGCATGATGTATATTGCTGATGGCATACGCATCAAGGCTGAATGGCCAGATGTACGCAAGATTATGATCGATGTAATGCGATCAGAAGCAGACGATACCACACAAGGTGTAGAAGAAGCATTGCACGGTTTGGCAGGCCTGCAAGAATTGCGCCGCATGCAAGAGCTGGCACACGTTACATTGATTGGCTATCACGTAAGCAAAGATAAGATGCACCGCGCTATGCCATGGGCCGCGCGTGCTGAACAGAATATGATTCGCGTGGTGCGTGGCGAATGGTGCCAGCAATTCATTGATGAATCAGTAGCATTCCCGTATGGCACTCATGATGATATGGTCGATGCAGTGAGCGGTGCCAATGCCATGTTAGGTGATGGAAGCGTAATGTATGATTTTATGTAGTGTTAGTAAGGATAAAACGCAATGGCATCACTAAAGGCAATTGAAGCAATACCAGGCTGGTACAACGTTGCCAAGAAGGCTGGTGAATTGTATGGCACCATCGATGCATACGAAAAGGTGCCAATGTTGTACCGTGCTATTAACTTGCGATCAGATGCGCTAGGCACTGTACCATTTGTATTAGAACGCAATGGCGTACCAGTGGATTATCCATTTACCACGCCAATGGATATGCTGATACAAGAAACAGAACGTGCACTGCTGCTTACTGGCAATGCCTATTGGTTGCGTTTATACCGCGGCCGTGTATTGTACGGGTTTCAATTCCTGAACCCCAAAAGCGTTACCGTGGAATACAAACCTGAATACCAAACATCAGATAGTACATTGTCTGGCATGCGATTTAGCCAAAACATTAATGGCAAGATATACGGGCCGTGGACCATTGACCAAATTGTGTACTGGCGCGAACCGTCTATTCGAGATGATGTGTATGCAGGAGTGGCACCAGCAGGTGTAGCACTGCAATCTGCACAGCTGGCGTATTACCTAGAACGATTTACCAGTGCATTTTTTGAACATGGTGCACAGCCAGCCGTAATCATGAGCTTGGATAAATCCATCACGCCACCAGAATATGAACGGTTAAAATCTGATTGGCGATCACGTGTAGAAAATGTATCGAACGCGTTTAAAACCTTCTTTTTTCGTGGCGAAGTTAAAACACAAATTCTTACCTTCCCACTAAAAGATATGGAACTTGTGCCACTGCAAGAACGTGTCACCACCAACATTACCACCACCTTTGGTGTACCACGAACCATGCTAGAAGCAAGTGCAGCAAACTATGCCACTGCTGATAGTGATCGCCAATCATTTTGGCGTGAAACTATTGTGCCACGTCTATCATTCTATCAACGCGTACTAAATCAGCAGGTATTTGCACCAATCAAATACACCATGCACTTCACACCAGAAGTATTAGACGTGTTTCAGACTGACGAAGCGCAAAGAGCAGGCAGCCTACTGCAATTGGTGCAGGCTGGTGTGCCACTGGCCAGTGCAATGAAAATCCTAGGCTATGACAACATCGACGAAGCAGTAGGCATGCCACCAACAATCACTGGCCCTGATGTAACAGGAGTGAATGTTGATAGTGGCACAGAAGTTATTGATGCATCACTAAGTGATATTAAAACAGTGCAGGCCAGCAGGCTGGCAGACTTGGAAGCATACGAACGCAAGGCAGTGAAACGCTACAAGAGCAAAGGCACTGCAGCAGTACCGTTTGAATCAGACGTATTGCCACGCTACATGACTGATTTTATTTATGCAGAACTAAAAGGCGTAAAAAAAAAGAGTGATATAGGCCACGTATTTCACTTTATAAAGGCACTCACATTGGCTGATCTCACACCAGCTGAACGCAAGGTGTACAACGCCATTGCAAGTAAGCTGGCCACGCGGAGTGATAAGAATGCAGAAGCAATTGCACGTGGTGACTATACGGCCATTGACACTGATTTGCGAAACGTGCTTACTGATAATGTGGCACAGCTTGTACTAGATGCTGGTGCACAACGCATACGCACCATACCTGGCATGGCTGATGTTGTAGGAGATGAGATTATCAAACAAGGTATTGCCAATCAGGCGAATACCTACATCGATCAGTACTGGAATCCATTTTTAAAGGATTTATCAGACACAGAACGCGATTACATCAGCAAAGTAATCACCAACGCACAAACCACGGTTGGCATTACGGTTGGTGATATTCGCAATCAATTAGCCATGTTTGGTGATTTGCGTGCACAACGCATTGCATTCACTGAACCCACACGAGCAGCAGCACAGCAAACGTTTGCCATTCAGAATCAGGCACTGCAGGCTGGCATCAATACCACTATGATCTGGATTGCAGAAAATGATAGCACTACCTGTGATGTATGCCTGCCATTAGATAGACTGTTACAGGATCAGTGGCCAGTAGAAGTGACTGCAGGACCACCAGCACACGTAAATTGCAGGTGTGCTATTGGGTTGCAGTTAATCGAATCAGCCATTGTACAGCCTGAAGCTGACACTATCGAAGTAGTAGCAGATCCAAACGCCACGCCACCACCAGTGCCATTGCTACAGCGTAGTGCAGCTGATATTGCAGATTATATTAAACAGGCAGTGCCAGCAGATTTGGCCACTGACGCACGTGAAGTAGATGATTTTTACAAGGTAAATGGCACTGGCACACAATTAAACAGAACGCGTATTGATGCATCAATGCAGTATGGGTTTAATTCGCCAGAATATGCTGCAGCAGATGCAAAATACAAATCTGAAATAACACGTTTACTTGCATTGCGTGATAGTGTACGCAAGCGCGAGGAATCTGTATACAAGCAGGTATTAGGAGATTTACAACATCCAACACCACAGCAGGTGCAAGTTAATTTCATTGGCAAGGGCATGAATACATCACAGCAACAACGTGTAGAAGAATTAATTAAATTGTCATTCGGCATTGCACCAGACAATGGTGGCCCTGTTGTAATTAATTACAATGCATCTGGGTCACGAGATGTTGTAGGTGCATCATTTGGCATTGCATACATAAAAAACAAAAGATATGACAATGTAATTAATGCCAATCCTGATAGTGTTGCATCAACAATCGTACATGAATCTATGCACGGCCTGCAAGATACACAACGATTTGGCATTAGGGCCACTGATGATTTTGGCGATGCACGCACCAAAGGAGAGAAAAAAGTAACGCTATCATCACAGGGGTATGGCAATAATGGCAGTACTTATTTAGACTCTACTGATAGTGCATACACATTTAGAATCTATGATGCAAGAATACAAGCAACAAGTGGCAAGGGGTGCGAAGTGCTTACTACTGCCATTGATAATATTGGTTTAAAACCATAAAATCGTGATAATGGATTGTTGGAACTATTTACGCAAATCATAAAGGATGGCGGCAAATGATTATGGTCATAACGCAAGGCGATGCAGTGGCAGAATGGAATGATGCATCTGGCAAGTTTGTTGGCAGTAAAGAGCTGGCAAGTTATTTAAATGTACTGCATAGATTATTTGCACGCATTGGCAGTGATTCATTTCAGCAAATCATTGATGATGCTGAATTAAATCAATACGTAGTGACTGCATACGAACCTGATCCAATACCAGAAGGCACGTTAGATGGCATTTAGCATTGAAGTGCAGAACGCTACACTGCATCTAATCGAAAAGGTCAGGCAGTTACAGCAGGATGTATTGCCAGTGGTGGCAGGCCTTGCAGTAACTGAATTAATCCTGAACGATCCACCACCACCAGCACGTGGCAGTGCACCTGGTTTCGTAAGCGATAAGCAGCGCAAATTTGTTATGGCAGGGTATCGAAAAGGCACAATCCAAATACCCTATGTACGCGGCCGTGGTGCAGGCAAATCACAGAAACTGAATAGGTCATACCTGGTACTACGTGGCACCATTGCAGAGTCGCAAGTAGTAAGCACTGCCAGCTATGCACAGTATGTAATTGGCAACAAACAGGCACCAATACATCAAGGCAGATGGTTGACCACTGATGAAATAGCACGACGCATGGAAGATAGTGGCAAGATTAAATCAGTGGTAGATCAGGCAGTAAAAGATGCATTTTCATAGTGCTACACTAGCAAAGGATTGCACATGGCAGATACGTACAGACCACCAGCAGACGTGGCACGCAATGCACAGATGGCCCTCGATGTACGCGAATCCAAACCTGCAAGTGCACGTGGCATGACGTTGGTAGGCCTAGCACGTGCAAGGCAATTGGCGAATAGGGAACCGGTATCACTTGAAACCATACAGCGCATGGCATCGTATTTTGCACGCCATGCAGTGGATAAACAAGGCAGCACGTGGGCTGATCGTGGCCGTGGTTGGCAGGCATGGAATGGTTGGGGTGGCGATGCTGGCAGGGATTGGGTGCAATCTATTTTGAAGGAGAATGAACAGATGGAAGTAAAAGCAGGCAGTAGGCACAGTGCAGCAGATATGAAACGCATACGCGAAGCACGACGTATGGCAGAAGGCATCAAGGCATACATGGTAGAACTTGGCGATGATATGCAAGATGATGATGATGATACTGAAATCAAATCTATGCATGATATGAGTGATGAATTCAACACTCGACAGCGCATGATTGTGTCTGCACTTGTGGAAGTGACACACGAAGCAGGCAAGTTTGATACATCAGCTGGTGCCAATGGTGCACACTATATACCTGCAGAACAAAATGTATTTATGGCAAAGGGTATTTGTTGCCAGCACTGCTATTTCTATCAGCCTGATTATCAGTGTGCCATTGTTGACGCGATCATTGATCCAATGGCCGTGTGTAAGTTTTGGGTAATTCCACAATCAGAGATTATGGAAGCAATGCCAGAATCAGACGTAATTGCAGTGGTGGAAGTGGTAGAACCAATGGCAGTAGACGCTTCAGAGTATGCAGAACCTATGGAAGGCGATGTAATGGCAGTGCGTGCTGCTGCTGATCGCAACACTACACCAGCACAGCGCGAAGATATGCCAGCAGGTGATTTTGTACTACCTGATACACGAAACTTCCCAATCATCACACCAGATGATGTGCCAGCAGCAGTGTCGAGCTGGGGCCGATACGAAGGCGAATCTACATTTGAGGAATTCAAGGCAAAACTGATTGTGCTGGCCAAACGCA